GTTAAATTAGTTGGTGTGGTAACAACCATAAATTTTTTATCATCAAAATCAGATGCAGTAAAATCAGAGTTAGTGATTGTTGTAAAATTATCCATTAACAATATATCTCCTGGAACTAAACCATGAGCACTAGAAAAAGTTATTGTTACAGTGGGTGATCCGTTGGTCGTGGTGAATGCACTTGTAAGCGTGGTAGTAGATTCAATAGGATGTATGTCATAAAATACACCACCAGAAAAAGCATACAAAATTCTATTAGTGCCTATGATTGCATATTTTCTAGATAAACTATTAATAAAATGATGCAGTCCTCTACCTGCACCTGTAAGTTCGTTTTCATTTGCGGTTCCTAGTTGATTCCAACCACCTATTTTTTCTGGTGATCCGTAACGAAATCTAACATTATCGCAATCTACCCACTGTCCTTCTGCTGTAGTTTCCGATATTTGTTTGTTTATACCTGCCTGAAATCCTATCTTTTGTAGCATAGTAGCGAACTATAACAGATTGACTAGCTAATTTCCACCCAAGAAGTAAGAATATATTTCTCTCCAGAAAGCGGAGGATTGCCTCTATGGTAATGCGTGAAGCCACAAGGGGCCAATAATAGTCTTCCTTTTTGTGGTTTAACTCTTCTTTTAAAATATAAGAATTCTGTTTCACCACCCTCTTCTATATCGTTTAAATAAAGAATAAAAAATAAAAGTCGTCTTCTTACTATCATCTCATCATCCTCTGAATGCCAAACGTGGTATCCTTCAGTAGGTAAAGTTTTTTGTAATTTAAAATGAAAGCTCCTGTGCTTTGGATAGTTTTTTAACACTTGATGTTTTTTGTAATATTCACTGTACGCTACTTCCCAAAACTTTCTATAAAACTCATCTATAAAAGTTTGTCCATAAGAATAGTATTGAGTTAAATTATCTAATACATTTATAGAGCTATCTTCTACTAATTTTGCATCTTGATCTCTTTTAAAAGTAAGACTATGTTTTTCCATCTCTTCGTAATAATCAATAACTTTATCACAAAAACCATCTGACATAAAATTATCCCATATTCCAATAAAATCTTTAATGTTTGACATCTTCCTCCAAAAAGTTAAAATTTATAATGTATCTTCTTTCTACATCAGTCTGATAAATTACTTTATGTAAAATACTTGTATTAAATAATAACATTCTATTTTCTTTATTGTCAATAAGTATCTCGTCTTTATCTATCTTTAATACAGTTTTTGCATTACATCCTGTTAAAAACAAAATACCTGTGGTAGTTTTGTTTGAGTTATAGTCTATGTGATAGCCACATTCAATCGTATCTTCACTCTTTAAAACTAAATTTGCCCTTACTTGAACTAAAGATAAAACATTTAATTTTTTAAGTATAGGTTCTATATGTTGATAATATAATGGATGATCTGGTCTGTGATTATTATAGTAACAAAAAGAAAAATAACCGTTTTTATTTTTTGCTTGTTTAGAATCTACATCTTGTTTTCTTAAAAACCAAGGAGTGTTTTCTCCTGTTAAATCATTTGATATTTTTAAAAACAAATTTTTATCTAAAAAATTATCAATTATTTTATAAGACATTTTTTTTACTTAATAATAAATTAAAATCTGAAAAATAAACGTAGTTTAAATCTGAGTTTCTAAAGGTAAATAAAACCTGATTTAAATCTTCAGCTATTGGATAACCTCTTAAATTAAAAGATGTATTCATTATAACAGGTATTTTAAACATCTGTAATATATTATACAAAACTTTATTGTCATTTTTATTTACTGTTTGTATTCTACACGTATTATCTACATGTATTATTGAAGGTATAGTTTTTTTAGCAAAGTCTTTAGCTTGAGGAGCGTGCATCATAAAAGGTGAACGTTTTATTTTACCTACATCAAAATAATAACTAACATAGTTTTCTAATATAGCGCAGGCAAAAGGTCTAAAGTTTTCTCTTTTTTTAATACTGTTCATTTTTTCTTTTGCATTATTTAATGTTGGATCTAATAATAAACTTCTATTACCTAAAGCTCTAGGTCCTGCTTCAGATTTACCTTGTATTAATCCAACAACCTCACCTTCAGTAAGTAACTTTATTATATCTTTTAAATCTACTTTTTTAATTTGCTCATTATCTTTTAAAGAACAATCAAATTTATTTATCTTAGTTCCAAGGTATATATTTTTTAAAGAATCTATTTGTAAGTTGTTTCTTAAAATTATACCCATGTAAGATTTACCTATGGAGTTTCCAGCATCACCACACAGTGGATCAAACCATAAATTACAATCTTCAAACTTTTTTTCTAATTTATAATTATTTACAACATTTAAAGCAGTGCCTCCTGTAAATACCATGTTTTTACTTTTATATTTTTCTACTAAACGTTCATATTTTTTTTCAAATAATCTTTGACATGATGCAGCAACATCTTGTGTCTTGTCTAAATTTTTAATTTGATCTGAGTTAAAACTTTCTCCTATATCAAAAGGTTTTCCGTACGATTGAAAACCCATAAATTTACCTTCTTCGTTTCTATATCCAAAATGTTCTGAAACCTCACCATAAAAGTGTCCTAGGTCTACGTTATTACTAACATTAAATTTTGTATTTTTAATACCTGTAATATTAAATCCATAGTTTAGTTTTTTATCAACAGTATATTTTTCATCTTCTTTGTTAAAAACATAAACATTTTTATAAATACAATTAATGTAATTTTTTTTAAAGTCATATACAGAAGTTGTTTCAAACCCTCTGTTAAAATTATTTAAACGCCAATAGCTACCTCTTCCATCTACTACAAATACTCTTGCTTCTTTAAAACCAGAGTCTGTAAAACTTTTAAAAGCATGAGAAAGATGATGAGGCATGTAGTAACAAAAAGGATAGTTTTTATATTTAATACCAAGATAATATAAAAAACCTCTAAGATGATTTATCTCTTCATCAGTATAGTTATATGAAGTAAAATAAACAAAATCTATCTCTTCTTTAAAAATAGTGGATAGTTTTTCTAGACTTTTAAAAGGAAAATAAACATATTGTTTATCTCCTAATATTTTTTTCTCTTCAGCATACCAGATAATTTTAGTATCTTGCATTAAACAAACAGAGGCATCATTAGATCCCTGTATAGATAGTGAGTACATCTTAATTTTTTTTAAAGTCTTGAGGTAAACCTAACATGTTACGTGTATCAAATTTATTTTTATTACCTTTTGTTTTAAAATCGTTATAGTGTAAAAAAACTTGCACACATTCTTCACCTTCAAACTTATCTCTCCAATGTTCTAATTCACATCCTAGATACACTAACATATCTCCTGGCTCTAAATCTATTCTTACGCCTTTAGTATTTCCTGGACAATATACATCATCTTTATCAAAAGCACCTACAGAGGGATCTGGCTCTAAATAAATAGGCCAACTATCTCCTCCTAAATTTAATGTTGTAGATATTTCACAAGACATTCTATCTTTATGTCTTAATAAAACGTCTCCTTTTTTATATATTCTTAAATACGAATAATTTTCAACTAATTCTAAATTAAGTTCTTTTTCCATAATCGGTTTTATTTTTTGTAATAAAATTTCCATAGCTAAATCAGAATATACAGAATACGTATTTTGAACTTGGTCATCATTCCATATACCCCACATTGTTTCAAAAGGAGGTATAAAACCTGTATCAAACAAAGTTCTTGCAACTTGTTTTTTTAAGCGAATATATTGACAGCAAAAGTCTAGTAGTTCTTTAGAAACTACAGATTTAATAACTGTATATTTTTTATTATAAATATTCATTTACTTTCTTATTTACTTATACGGGAAACCATTGCTCCATGCAACAAGAGAATATCTTGTACCTTGTTTTACAGGTTTTACACGGTGGTATAAAAAAGAGGGAAAAACTATAATGGATCCACGAGGTAGTATTTCTTCAACTTCAAAGTCATAATTTTCTCCAGTTTTTTCGTCTGTAAGTTTAAACTGAAAACGTCCTCCTGTATAATCTTTAGGATCTGATAACGAACAAACTAAAGATAATTTTCTAATCATACCTTTTAGATATGGTTTTTTAGGGTCTTCACAAGGTGTTGATAGTGAATCACAGTGCCAATGATAATACTGATTTAATTTATATTTAGTAAACTGACAAGGTTCAGTTTGTTTTAAATCAAAATTCCATTTAGCATTTTCATTAGCAACGTGAGTATAAAAGTGTATGTATCTGTATAGCCATTTTTCAGATATCCAAGAAACATTGGAGTTTCTATATTTCATTACTTCGTCTACATTTTCTTTCGTTCTTTTTTCAATATTTCCTGTAACTGCAAAAATTTCTTTTTTAGACTCACCGTATTTAATTATTTTATCACATAATCTTTCTGGCAACGCTGATTTAAAAAACCAGTATTTTATGTTTAAATTCATTTAAATTTTTAGATTGCTTCCCATGCAGAAGTAGCTTCATTCCATGCTTCTTCTATATCTCCGTTTCTTGCAAGCCATCTTATGTTTGCTTCGTCGTAAATGATTGCCCAATCTATTGGTTTTTTAACACTTGGTTCATTTATTGGTGGAAGGTATATACCTTTATCTTCATTATAGACCCATGATGTATACGGGCTAGGTGGTATGAATGCATCTTTTTCTGCACTATATGTAAAGCCATAACCAGCATAATTTTTTCTAAATGGTGGCTGACCTTCAACACCTCCTGTACGAACACCCTCTACAGTCCAATATGAAGTTCTCTTCCAATAAGTTTCTCCATAAGTCCCAGCAAATTCATTTTCTAATAAAATAGGATCATTAGGGTGAAAATCTTTTACCCATTGTTCACATTGCTCTGAATCCTCTCCACCGTTAGCTTCACACTGATCATTGCCGACAAAAATTACTCTTATTACTTTATTATTATCTGATCTTACTTCTGCAAAATGAGCCATAATAAATTAACTACCTTTCCACTCCCCAGCTTTTCTATAAGTGACAACGTCCTCCATAGTCCAAACTCCTGATGCAACAAAACTTTCTGCAACAGCAGGTAATGCTGGTTCTTTTATAAATAATCTACCTGGTCCTCCAGATCCTCCGCCAGCGTTTCCAGTGTGTCCGCCAGCTCCACCGCCGCCACCAGTATTTGTAGATCCTGATGATCCACCGCCGCCACCGTTTCCGCCGCCGCCGGGTCCACCGTTTCCAGCAGTTCCATTGTAACGACCACCGCCGCCACCTCCTGCGTATGTTCCTGGAGTTATAGGTGAGGTTGCACCATTACCGCCTGTTCCACCAGATGGATTTCCATTACTACCAGATGATCCGGCACCTCCACCGCCTCCGCCTTGAAACGAAGAAGAAACTTGTCCACTCCCACCATTATTACCTTCGCCAGATACAGCAGATCCACCAGGTTGTGTGCTTCCTGGAGTGGCACCACCGCCACCTCCTCCTGATCCACCAGGGCCACCTGGTGCTGAAGAAGGTCTAGATCCACCGCCTAATCCTCCACCTGTTGTAGAGATAGGTGTTGGTAATCCTATACTTGTAGGAGATCCTTGAGATCCTGGGCTACCTCCGCCTCCTGGTCCGCCTGATCCACCTCCACCAATAGTGACTGTGTATCCTGTGCTACCAGAAACGGGTTGACTTGTGAATGTTTTATGTCCACCGCCGCCGCCTCCGCCGCCGCCTCCATTAAAAGAGTTGTTCATAGCACCGCCGCCTCCACCTCCAGAGACAATAAAAACATCAACTGAAGTTGTTCTTGCAGCTGTAGTATGTGTTCCTGGTGACGTGAAAGTAGCTGTTACTTCGTCTTGTTCGGATTGTGCGGGCGTTAGATCAGGTATGTTGTCTGGTCCTATTACGCCTCCGTTACTAACTGACATAATAATCTCCTTATTCTATACCGTTTAACTTAATTCCTTGTAGTTTATTGTGATAGTTGCGTCTGAGTTTGCTCCTGCTCCAGCTTCTATATTATCGCCTTCTTCTAGAAACAAATTAGTATTTTTATCTACGATCACTAAAGTTGCATCTGCAGGACAAGATATAGTGCTTGCAATTGCAATTGGTGATCCACCTGATTTAGTTATGAAGACAGATATATCTACAGCTGATGAACCATCTATATTTGCTACAATGATATTGTCTATTTGAAAAACTTTTCCTGAAGAACTTGCATTAGCAAGAATTTCAGTTGTTAAAGTTGTATCTAATGCTGCTTGAACAGACTTTGCTGTTATCGTTGCTACATTTGCTAAATTTGGTGCGGCCATATTTTATATTCTCCTTGTTTGTTTTTTATCCGAAAAGGAAAGCCATTGCAACAGCTTTTCCTACAGTTGATATTTGATTTCCACCCACTTGAGCTTGTCCAGAGCCATTAGGGGCTATATTAATGTTACCGTTACTACCATCTGTTATTGTTATTGTACCAGAATTAGTCCCAGAATTAGTGTCTAAAATAAGGTCATGAGCACCACTAGATGTGATAGTTGCATTTGCTGCTCCTGTTCCTACCTTAGTTTCACCAGTTCCTTTTGGAATTAAAGCGATATCAATATTAGAATCTCCACCAGTCGCAGATATGCTAGGTGCATTACCAGTTGCTGCGTTTGTAACATCAAACTGGTTTACTGCAGATGAAGTTGTTTGAAATATAATTTGTTCATTTCCGTTTTCATCGTTGATTCCATGTGCGTCATCAAACGCTATATTAAAACTATTAGTGTCTAAATCACCACCAAGTTGAGGTGATGTATCTTCAGATATTTCTGTTAAACCTAAAGCTATTTCTTTTATGTCAGGATTCGTTCCATCATTAGCCGTAGCAAAAACAACTTTATCTCCTTTATCTGTTGCTGAAAAAGTTACAGTTGATCCTGATCCACTAACATATTTAAACTGTACTGTGTTAGATCCAGATGTAGAATTTCTTAATATATAAAATGTTTGAACATCTAAAGGTATAGTTACAATTTGATTTCCTGTAATTGTACCAGTAAACTCTATCATTCTGTGAGATAAAACTGCACCAGTTGATCCATCAGAGACTGATAGTGCTGTAGTTTGAGCTCCACCAGCTATTGACTGTTGTGTAAAACCACCAGCAATTTGTTCAATAATTTCTAAATTAGTATTAGTTTTTGTTCCCCATGTACCAGCGTTTTCACCAGTTGCTTGAAGTTCTATACCTAGAGGTGTAAATGTTGATGCCATAAATTTTATCTCCTATGCAGCGTCACTATAACTTGTATTTGATCCAGTTGCAACACTTGTATAAGATGAATTTGATCCTGTGTCAACTGCTTGATATGCTTGAATTCCAAACCCAGTTGCTGTTCCAAAAGCTGCAACAGAGGCTGTTGCAGAGACCCCTGTTAATCCCATAACATCTACAGGTGATATAGAACCTACAGAAGAAGTCGAAGAAACTCCAGTTAATCCTATAACATCCGCAGGTGTCAAAGAACCAATAGAAACTGTTGAAGATACGCCCGTTGGTATAACGGTTGGGTTTGATGTTGTAAGTGGTTCGCCAACACTTGTTGTTGCAGAAACACCTGTTAATCCCATAACATCAGCAGGAGCTAAAGATCCAACATTTGACGTTGCAGAAACTCCAGTGAGTCCCATTACATCAGCAGGTGCTAATGATCCAACAGCTGTTGTTCCAACTCCTGCACTAGAAATTTCTAATGGCACATCACCAACTATTTCAGGTGAACCTACACTTGTTGTTGCTGAAACTCCAGTGAGTCCTAAAATATCTCCAACTACTAATGATCCAACATTTGATGTTGCTGATTGACCATCAAGTAGTATAGTGCCTTGAATACCCCATGAATTATCATTCCAAGCTTGTCTACCCCAACCTGAATTTATTTCTGCTGAAACAGTTACAGAACCAACTGCTGTTGTTCCAACACCAGCACTAGAAACAGATACATCTGTACTAGACTCTCCCCAGTTTTCATCACCCCAGGCGTCAGATCCCCATCCTTTTTCATTAAATGCATCTACAGTTCCTGTAGAAGATGTTGCAGAAACACCTGTTAGAGAAACAATATTTATACCTGATTGCCAAGCATTAGCTCCCCATGTATTTTCTCCCCAATTACTATTTCCTATATATGCAGAACCACCCATAGCAGAGTGGATTGAACAATAGTAAAAAAGAATTGATGGTGCATCTGATGCAACTACTATTTCAGTGTAGGCACCAGAGTTTCCTGGTGTGCCGTTAGTAGTTACTCCTGTAGTATATTCTGAACCTCCACCATGAGTGCCGTTTTCTGTTTGAGAAAGTCTTAATGGATGTCCCTCGTTTGAACTATCAGATTGATCAAACCTATAAGTTCCGCCTCTTGAAAGTAAAACTGAATCTTGTTGAACGCCATCTATGACGTATTTATTACCACTATCCGTGCTTACGACGGTTACTGTAAATGTCGTAATGGACATAAGGAGGTCCTCCTTATGCTATTCTTATGATCGCGTTCGTTGCGTCTGCTGTTGGGAATTGAATTGTAAAAGTTCCGCTAGTTACAGTTTTATCAGAACCAAATGCAATAACTGCGCACGCTGGATCACCTGATGCTGAATCATTATAGATTAAAGCACCGTTTGCCGTAAAAGAAGCGTCTGTGTAACTAACATCAGCAAAATCACAAACTGCAGTTGTGCTTGAAGCAACAGGAGTTACGCTTGTAAGTGTAGCGCCTCCAGATGTGTAAGCTGTTCCTGAAGAATTTGTAATTTCGTTTGAACTTGAAAAAGCTGTTGTGCTCGCTCCTAATGTAGCTGAACTTGTGTATAATGCTATTTTAAAAGTGTTTCCAGTTGTAGCTGTAAAATCATGAACTCCTTTTAAAAGCTCTACTTTAAAACTTGTG